ACTTTCTAAAATAAAACCAGGAGTTAAACTAATAGGATATGATTTAGATGATACAATGCTATCTAAAGCACAATCGAAACTAGGAAAAAAAGCAATATTTACTAACAATTGGTATGATGCAGTCAAATATACTAGTGGATCCAAAAGCCCATTATTAAATCTAAGTTCTGTAATACATGAAGTTTATTCTTATTCAAGACCAAATGTAATATCACAATTCTGGAATGAACAAGTATTTGGCGGTGATTTTAAATATATCACAATTAGAGATATGATACCATCTTTAGAAATGGATAAACAAGAGATTAACCACTTTAAAGATGATGTCAGAAAAGTTAGATCTAAAACTGATAAATTTTATCTAGACTCATTTGAAAAAAAATGGGGAACTATTAGTGATAATTATAGAACATTCGTTCATTACTTAATGAAATATAGATTTACAGACAACTGGGATAGAGAAGTTAATGAAAATTATCTTCCTGTTTCATTAGAAACGGTTAAATCTAAAATACCAGGAGATTATAAAATTGTTTATGAGGAAGATTTTCTATTACCTTTCCTAAAAGAACAAGTTAAAAAGGATTTTAATGTTGAATTAACACATTCAACACACACTAAAATGATTATCAAAAATAGAAAATTTAAATAATCAATCAAATAGAATAAAGAGACTATCATATTTTATATATACATATATGATAAACTATGATGATGTTATAAAATTACCTTTGAAAGTTAAAATTTCAAAATTTAAAGATAAAGATTTAAAGATTGAACTAATAAAAAGAACAGAATTTCTATCTGAATCTGCAAGTATTGGTGAGAGAGTATATTGTGTAGATAATAATATAAATAAAGTAATTTTATGTTATTGTGGAAATCCTGTTAAATATTTAAAATATAGTGAGGGTTATTCAAAAAGATGTTCCCGAAAATGTTCCTGGAATGATCCAAATGTGGTAGAAAAGAGAAAAAAAACTTGCTTAGAAAAATATGGAGTTGATAGTTTTACTAAAACTAATGAATATTTAGTTAAAACTAAAGAAACTAATAATGAAAAATATGGAACTGATTTTTATCTACAATCTAATGATATAAAAAATAAAACTATAAAATATAATCTAGATAAATATGGGGTAAGTCACCATATGAAATCTAAAGAATTTATTGATAAATTTAAAAAAATGAATATTGATAAATTTGGTGTAGATAATGTATCAAAGTTAGACTATATAAAAGAGAAAAAAAGAAATACATTTCAAAAGAATTATGGAATTAATCATATTTTTAGCTCAAATGAAATCAAAGGTGAATTTTTTAAAGAAAAATATGGATATAATCCGTATATCACAATAAAAGATAAAAATGAATTTGAAATTTATAAAGATGAAGTATGGAAATTAACATATAGAGTTAAAAAAATACTTATAGAAAACTGGAATGGATATGATTACTATGATGGTGAATATATTTTACAAAACTACTCTATGGATTATAATAATAATGATTACCCATCAATAGATCATAAAATATCAATATATTATGGATTTATAAATAAAATTGACCCAATTGATATAGGAAATATAAATAATCTCTGTATAACAAAAAGGTCAATTAATAAGAAAAAGGGAGTACTATCTGAAAATGATTTTAAATACAAATAGAATTTATTTCGTTCAACAAATGATTTTTATCTGTTTTTAATAATTCTATTATATCGAAAACTTTGTCTGAAAATCCAGATAGACAATAAACCTGAGATTCTGGCAATTGTAAGCTTCCATATCCTGTTAGATCCCAGGAAAACACATGAGGATTACAATTAAATTTCTTCTTATAAAGATTAAATTCAGATGATGGTGTTGTATCACCAATCCATCCTTGAAGGTCGCTAAGTATTATAATATTATCATATTTCTTGATAGCTTTTAAGAAAATATCTTTAAAATTTGTTCCACCACCAGAGAAACGGAACCCATTTCTAATAGTAAGTATTGAGTCCATTGGATTATATGCTTTGTAACTAGCACTTGTAGCAAATGTCATAACATCACAATTATTAGCCTTTGATAACATAGCACCAAATAAAGATGCTATTTCAGATGGTTTTCCACTCATAGATCCTGATACATCAAGTACTACTAATGTTTCACCATCAAATTTAGGAATATTAATTGATGATATATCCAAAGCCTGATGTAACGCAGTCATCACCATTCTAACATCGGATGAAGATCCTAACTTAGAGATTTCTTCATAAGCGGTTGAGAACCTAAATGGAAGAATACGACTTGACTTAATTAGTTTTTCATCTGTTAACATATCACAAGCTAAACCAACAAATTGTGGAGCTTGATTAATAATATTTCTCAAGTTTCTAAGAAGTGCAAAATATCCAATCTTTTTTGTTGTAAGTAACTCACCCCAAGCATCTGATTTTAACTGTGACAACTCTTCACCATTAGATGCATCTTGACCAGCTTTAGATAACTTGGATTCCCAAGTATCAGTCGATTTCAACCCACCAGAAACAAGTTTAGCCAGAGCTTCTCTATTTGATGAGTTTGGAATTGGATGAACTAAATTTACTATATCAATAAGTTTAACTTCTTTACCCTCACTCTTATATTTAGCAAGTTGATAATTATCAAATCTATTAAATGCTGATGCAAATCCTTTTTTCAAAGAATTTGGAAACTTTGGTTTATTCTTGTCAGTTTTATTCTCAAGGTAATAAGACATAATTTCAGTCATATCATCAACACGAACAACTACTTTATCATAAAAGTTTTTAGACCATTCTTGACCAGAGATATTTGAAGTTAATTCGCCAGCCAACGCATGTGCGATACTTCTCATACCAAATTTATCACGAGCAAAAATTGCAGCTTTTGCTGCAAATTTAGGATCAACTTTACCTAGAAGTTCTTTAACTCTATTTAAAGTATCATTAGATGATCTATAAAACTGATCACTAACAAACGAAGTCAAAAGAATTGATATTAATTCTAATTCGTTTGATTGTTTGTAAGCCTGACCACCTGCAATGTTAGTTGTAAGTGTCTTTTGTTTTGGTGATGTTGCGTTAAACTTTGACATATATTAATTTTTAATTTTTTTCAATAAAAAACCAGATTCACTTACGTAAATCTGGTCTTCTTTATATTAATGTGGCAAACAAGTAAATCTAGAGTGAGATGTCATCCGGACTTCATCCCGAAGTCTAGGACCGATATTCTTTAGGATATACATCTTATCCTACTCTTTATTTACAAGAAGTGGTAAATTCTTGAATCCTTAAAGTGAATTACTCTATCCTTTTTCACCGAGTAGCTTATTATTTCACTACCAATCTGATTGCTTGGATTAGCTTTCAGTCTTTCTGTGTTTAGTTGAATTATATTCGAAGTAACTCAATCTATCACTATGTTTGCTTTAACATTCAATATATAATGGACCAGAGATAACTTTTCGAGAGTATTTTTTCCATACGAAGTAACCCTCAAAATCGCTACTGGATTATTTTTGATTGTCTATCTTTTATATTAAAAGTTTTAAAAGTTTTAATAAAGTTTAAAATTTTTAAATATTCAGATGTTATTATATATGATGTCAAAAAATTAAAAAAATTCAAGTGTGGATTTTTTACAAAGAGGATGGTGGTCTATTCATTCTTTTCATTTTAAAATTTTGTGACTCCCAAGATTTGATCTCTTGGTCTAAGCTCTCTAGTTCTTCCTTTATTCGGTCCAATTCATTTTCTCTTTGATTTAGTTCTTCTTCTTTAGATTCTAACTTAATCATCAAATCATCGACATCTTCTCTATCTTCAAGAACTTTTTTCTTAAAACTATTAAATTCTTTTCTTTCCTTTTTTAATATTTGAGAATCTTCTTCTAATTTTTTTCTTTGTGTGTCCAACTTAGATTTATATTCTTCTTCTTCTTTTAGAATAAGCTCTCTATAATTTTCAGTTTTTTGTTGTAGCTCATTTTGTAAATCATTAATTTCCAATCTTTTTTCTTCTAACTTTTTTCTTTCAGAATCAGCATAGTCTTCAAAACTTTTTTCTTTTGTTTGAAAATCTAAATTCATTTCCTCAGATTTAACTCTAACCTTTTCACCCAACTCCTTTATCTCACTTTCCTTTTCATTAATTTCCTTTTCTCTCTGAGATATTTTTTCCAACGAATTAATCTCATCATTTTTAATTTTAAGTAACTTATTTTCAAACTCTTTACTTAAAATATTAAATTCCTTTTCTTTTATTTCAAAATCCTTTATTTTATTATCAATTTCTTTACTAAGTAATAATTTTTCTTCCTCTTTCTTCTTATCTCTGAAAATAACATTCGCACCTACTACAAGAGAAACTGCTAAGGGATCAAATACCAACATTAAAGCAATAATAAACCAATTAATAACCTGATCAATTGATTTGCCAGTTAATTTAGCGATGTATTTTAAAGGACCAACCTCACCAGCAATATCAGTATTAGTTTCTAAGTCTAATTTTTTTAAATCTATTTTAGTAATAGAATCATTTAAAGCAGTTTCAGTAAGTAAAATATCATCTCTTCTTTTTTGTGACGATTTAAGTTGTTCCTCATAAACCTTTCTATTAGCAGATGAAGATGTTGTGATAATATTACCCTTTCTATCCTTTGTCTGAATAAAATTATTAGAAACCGCTTTTGTTAATTCTGAAATATTTGAGCTAATTCTTTCCTTCTCAGATCTAACATCATTCAATTGAACTTGGTACATCTCACGTTTTGTATCAAGAACTTTAACTTGTTTATCAATATTTTCAACTTTATTAGAAGTCTCAGAATAAGCTGATGATAAATATCCATAAATACCAGCAGATGTAATAGACATAAGAACAAATAAAGCTACAAAATAATAAAATTTTAATGCTTTATTTAATTTTCCCCAATATTGGTATAATAATGACGCTAAAACTAATTTAGCTATCTCAAGTGAACCCATCATAATCATCACTTGAATACTAGCACCTGAAAACATCTTTCCAAGTCCAGTAACAGAGTAGAACGCTGCTGATAAAGAAACAGAAAGTGCAGAAAGTACTACTAAATAAGGTAATATCTTTTTTTCCATTATGTATTTATTAAATTTTCCAATACTTTTGTCGGTTTATTGTTTCATCAAGATACTCGATATATAAAATAACATCATCAAGTCGTTTTGCATAAAACTCTAACCAATCTTTTATAAAATTTAAATCATCAGAATTTTTAATTAATTCATCATTTTTTTCTGAAATTTTATTTAAATTTAAAATTAAATTATCAATTTCGCATATTACCTCAGGTAATAAATCATCTCCATTTAATAAATTAGAGAGTTTCAATTCTCTATTATTTTTTAATTTGTGAAGAGAATTAAAAATCTCTATTTTGTGAGTATTAAGATAATCAAAATACACAGTTAATTCATGTAATTCATGTTTATTCATTATTAAAAATCAAATTCATCATAACTTTCCTCATCAACATCTTGCTTATAAGCACCAACCACATAAGTTTCAATCTCAGTTTCTTGAGGAGCATTTTGAACTGATGTAGAACCAGATGTCCAGTTATTAATCCAAGAAATTGGATTCTGAACTTTATCGAAAAGAGGATCTAAACCAATAATTTTCATACGATTATTTGTTAACCACTTCATATATTGAGTTAAAATCTCAGCATTTAACCCAATCATTGAACCATCTTTGAATAGATATTCAGCCCATTCTAGTTCCTCCTTAGCAGCATCCTCATACATCTTAATAACTAATGGCTCACATTCAGTTGCAATTTGTTGAAAACCTTCCGACCACTCTTCTTTTAAAGTTTTTAATAAGAATGATGTGAATCCCATATGTAAATTTTCGTCACGATTGATTAATGAGATAATCTTAGCATTTCCTTCCATTTTCTTATTCTGGGCAAAGCAGTATGAACAAGCAAATGAAACATAGAATCTAATACCTTCAAGAATATTAATAGAAACAAGTGTTAAATATAACTTCTTTTTTCTATCATGTTCAGTATCACTATCAAGTGAGTTAATCAAATCATCATAGTAATAAGTCACTGAGGTTGTTCTCTTAACAATTTCCTCATCTTTTAAAATATTATCAAAAACTTCACTAGGATTTGAGTAAATATTTTTAATAATATATGTGTAGGAGTAAGAGTGCAGTGTTTCAAAAAATTCCCAAGTCTTTGAAAATAATTCTACTTCTTGATTTGAACAATCTGATAATAGATTAGAAATACCACGACTTTGAACTGAGTCTAAAAGAATTTGATATCCTAAGTTTTTTGTAAAAATGAACTTCTCATGTTCCGTTAATGATTGAAAATCTGCTTTATCTTTTGATAAGTTAATTTCTTCTGGTCTCCAAAAGTAAGAAATATGTTGTTTAAACATATTAAAAATCTTCTCATATCTAAATTTATCATATCTTTGTAATGATAGATCGCCACCGAAGAATAGCGGTACTTTTGTAAAGTCTAAATCTGTATTTAAATTAATTATTGATTTCATGTTTTTAAATTTTATTGTCTTTATTATATTAATTTTCCTCTTTAGGTTGTATTCTGTTTAAAATCCTTTCAATTTTTTCAGATTTAGTTAGTGGAGTTTGATAATTTGAAATAAGTTGTTTTAATTGTTTCTCAGCTTCTTCTTTAGACAATTTGCCAAAAAGTATTTTATATACGACTCTATTGTTAGTACTACTAATTGTCCAATTATTTGGAAGAGAGAAAGGAATAATTAATTCCTCTTTCTTTTTAAATAAGTTTTTAATCCAATTTATCATGATATTTATATAAATTCTACTATTAATTGTTTATATATAAAACATGAGACACTTGAAATACTTTGAAGAAATAGAACTAACAAATAGAAAAAATCCCTTTAATAAAATCAGTGACAATAGTTATGAATTTACAACTGATGAATTAACTTATAAAGTCGATTTCATTCCATCTTTTACCAAAGAATATAAATCTTGTTGGTCTAGACAATATGATTTAAAAACTAACAGAGAAATCGGATTCCACCAGTCAAATAAAAATCCATATAACATACTCTCAACGGTCACTGAAATTACCGAAAACTTTTTAAAAGAGGAAAATGTTGAAGTTTTGATAATAATGCACACACTTATGGAGAATGAAGATTGTCCGATTGATAAACTAAATAAAAGATCTAGAATAAATTATCAATATTTAAAATCAATAGATGGATATCAAATTAGATACTTTAATCAACCACTTTACTCAGGGGACGGATCCGTATGTACAAATTGTATAATTTTTAAAACAGGTATTGATATAGATCCAATAATTGAAGTATGGAACAAATTTAAACCACATTTTGAAGTGATTGTAGAATGAAATCAATTGATTTTTCTATATTAGAATCAAAAACATCATCAGACCAGATCTCTAAATATTGAAATCCATTATCCAAGGCCAAATCTCTCTTTTTACAATCATATTTATACTTAGTATCAGCATCAATATCCTCGTTAAATAAACATCTCCAGTTTTTCCATTCTTCTTCTGTTAGACTATACTTTCTTGGATGAAATTTGGAACCATTATATTCTATAATAATCTTTAAATCATCCTTTAGTATTGTAAAGTCATAAAAGTAATATCTTTTTTCACTCTTATCATATAGAAAATACTCTTTCTTATCAATTTTAGGATCACCATAATAAACACATATATTAGTCAAGTCTTTTATTCTTTCGTAAATAACTGAAAATATTTTCAATGATTCTTTAGAAACATTAGAATTGTTTTTATAACAATGTTCTTTCCAATACTCATAACTTAAATCATTAGATTCTTCAATTGTATGTCCTAGCTTTTGATAATATTCTGAACAAAACATCGAAGACTCTTTTTTTATCTTAGATATAATCTCTTTAGCTTCTTTTTCAGTATATCCTCTATTCAAATAATATTCAACTCTCCAAGGTGAGTTCTTTTGATTATACTCTTTTATATATTCTTCTGATTTTCCACTTAAATGTTTCTTAGTGTGATTGGACTGATATTCTTTTAATTTTTTCTTTGCCACATCTAAATTTTCATAAATATTTAACCAATATCCAATTGTTCTCTTTGATGATTTTTTTTGTGATTCTTTCCACAAATCATACCGTACAATACCATTAATATCACCATACTTACTAATAAATTTTTCCTTGCTTAGAGCTCCATTTTTAATCCTATTATTGTAGTAAATTTCATATTCTTTCCCATATCTAAGTTTATAATAATCTTTGGATACTTTATCTTTAGGATGAAGTTCAATATAATTCATATATTTTTTAAATCTTTCTTCTGAAAAATCAAGAATATTATTTGTTTTAAAAAATAAACAGATAGATAGTATTCTATTACTCTTATATACTTTTATTATATTAAGAATTAATATCTTACCACTATCTGTTATTTTTAATTCAAACCACTTTTCAAAATCATCCTCTATATCTTCTAAAGTTTGAATATCGATTTTTTTTACTAATCTAAGTAAATTTTTTCTAGAATTTACTTCTATATTGTTTAATATCATTAATTATATATTAAACAACAACAAGTCCCTATATCACAATGTGCAGGATCCAGATTCACATCCATCCATTCCCATAGAATCTAAATCATCTGATTTTTTATCATCTGTATTAGCATAATAAAGTGTTTTTAATCCATATTTATATGCGTATAATACATCTTTAATAACACCACCAATTGAAATACCATCAGAAGAATATTGATAATAATGATTTGCTGAAATTGATTGGTCAATCCATTTTTGAATTACTGCACAAATATTAGTATATCCACGATTATCCGGCATTTCAAATGCCATTTCATATTTATTTTTCAATTTAATACACTCTGGTGCCACTTGTTTAACAAGTCCTGATTTAGACTTCTTAGTGATAACAAGAGAACGAATAGGCTCAATACCATTGGTTGCATTTTGAACAACTGCTGATGATTCAGCTGGCATAATTGCTGTCAATACAGAATTCCTTAATCCAAATTCTTCAATATCTTTTCTTAACGTGTCCCAATCACATGAATAATCTCTTTTAACTAATTCATCAACATTTTTATTATAACGATCAATTGGTAAAATACCCTGAGAATATGTAGTTTTATCATACCATTCACATTTTCCAAATTCTTGTGCTAATTTATTTGAAGCTTTCAATAAAGAATATTGAATATTTTCAAATAACTCATCAACATAGAAAAGTGCTTCTTTATCAGAATATTTAACTCCTTGTTTAGCTAACCAGTATGCAAAATTTGTAACACCAACACCAACCGAACGACGCTTTAACATCTTTTTAGCCGCATTAATTGGATAATCTTGATTTTCAATTACATATTCTAGTATTCTAACAATATATTCGGCAACTTTATGAAGTTCAGTCCAAGATTTAATATTCCCTAAGTTAAATGCTGCTAATGTACAAAGTGCAATTTCAGCATCTGAATATTGTTCAGTTTCTTTTTTATTATCAATATCATAGATATTTTCAATCGGTGATGTTGGTAAAACAATTTCTACGCAGTTATGAACCAATATATTATTGGCATAAAAGTTGTGGTTGTCTTTTACAGTTAAGTCTCCTACATTCTTCTTCTGAGATATTCTTTTTATTTTTAACATATTTAATTATATTTTTTTCTTCCAGGAAGCCAACTATTATCCACTTCCTCTTTGAATATTTGTTTATTTATTTTAAGTTCTTCATTATGATACCATTTCTTTCCCTTATAAAGAGAAGCTAATTTATTTTTGTGTTCATCAGTCTTTTTATATTTTAAATCCTTAACATCATATCCCATTTCATTCAATTTATTTAAAATTAAAATCTTTAGTCCTTGCCATCCTTTACCATTAAATCTAAATTTTGAATAAGATTTTGGTATATTAAATTTAGAACAATAATTTTCTAACCAATGTGATTGTACCCAATTGTTATTATCAAGATAACACTTTACTCCAAAGTCAACTATTTCATCATCAGTATATCCAGAAAAAGTATTATTGTTATATCCACCATTACATGAACTTAATTTCTCCCTATAATCTTTAAGTTGATCATGATTCATATACAATGTACAGTCACCACCGTCACCTCCTAAAGTCATGTTATATCCACTTTTGAATGAATCATATTTCTCAATAAAAAATATTTCCATTTTTAATGCTTCTTCCTTAGAATCTGATGAAAATAATTGAGAGAGTTTAAAATTTGAAATTCCATTTTTTCTTATAGATTCATATAATTTAGATTTTGTACCATATAAAGCATTAGTATAGTGCTTATGTAGTCTTTCATTGATACTTAATGATGTATATCCTATATAAACTTTACTATTCATAATATTTTCTATCTTATAGACTTTGTATTCTTTTTTCATAGTCGGTAGTATAATTTCAATTATATATTAAATAATACTACCTACCTTTTAAATTAAATCTAAAATATCATTCTCATCTAAATTTTGTGCCTCAATCCATCCTCTATTTTTTGTAAAAATTAAGTGGTCTGGTGTACAAATTATTTTAAATCCTGTATCAACATCTTCTATTTCCATAACATCAGCATCCTCTTTAGTTATCCATGCCTTCTCAACCTGTTTGAATTCCATCTCACCATTATATAAATTCTTAGATAGGACTTTTATGTTTTTACCACTATTGAATATTTCAATTAGTTCAGATAACTGCATTTTCTCATATAAAACACCATCTATTTCAACAGAATTTACAAATGATGTCTCTATATCTAAACAAAGATTAGACATTTTCAATCTTTCAATAAAAGGAGAATTTGTATTAACATTATCGATATTCATAACATACATACGTCCAGTACCTATTCTTTCTTGAGCAAAAGAATTCATCAACTCCCTCGCCTTAACAAATTTCTTAGGAATCTTTTTATCAGATTCGTATTTCAAATACATTTCTTCAAATTCTGGAAGTCCAAAAACATCATAAAGACCTGGTACATCAGAAGGGGAGAAAAGTGCAATATCACCGTTTGAAATGAATCGATTATAGAATGTTTTCTCAAACTGAATACCATAATCCATGTGTCTTACACGATTATCATCAGTACCTTTGTTATTTTTCAATACAAGAACATCTTCAATCTCTTTATGCCACCAAGGGAAATAAAGAGTTGCTGATCCTTTACGAATACCTCCTTGAGAACAAGAGTGTAGAGTTGATTGAAACATTTTGAAGAAAGGAATAACACCTGTGTGAACTACTTCACCGTTACGAACTTTAGAACCAAGTGCTCTAATTTGACCAGCATTAATACCAATACCAGCTCTTTTAGCAACATACTGACCAATTGCAACATTACCATGAAATATTGAGTCTAGTGAATCACCAACCTCAATTAAAGTACAACTTGAAAATTGACGATTAGGAGTTCTAATACCAGCCATAATCGGTGTTGGTAGAGAAATCTTATGTTCAGAAATCATATCATACAATTCTTTTACAAATTCAATTCTTGTAGATTTATCATAGTCTGCAAAAACAGTCATCGCAATCATCATAAAGCAAAATTGTGGTGTTTCATATGATTTACCAGTACTTCTATCTTTAACAAGATATTTATCAATCAATTGTTGAAGACCAGCATATGTCAAATCATAATCTCGTTCATGTTTTATATATGAATCACATTTAGAAATTTCTTCTTTATTATATTTTGACAATATCAATGAATCATATAAATCTACTTTAATGTTTCGGTTGATACATTCTAAAAGAGATGGTAATTCTTTCTTCGTTTCAAAAACTTCTTTACGAACTAAATAATTCAATAAGTTCGAAGCAACATATTGATAGTTTGGATTTTTATCTGAAATCAAATCAACAGCTGATTGAATCAAAACTTTGTGTATTTCAGAGGTTTTTATACCTGGATAAAATTGTAGTCGGGAGTTCATCGCCACGTCAGATGCGGAAACTCCACTTATACCAGATGTAGCCCAAATTAAAACCTTATTAATTTTTTCGGCCTCAAATACTTCTGTTTGGCCATTTCTTTTCTTAACATTCAACTCATTACTACGAGTGGATCTCTTAACATCTTTCGATATCATTTCTTGCATATTAGTATGTTTTATTTTTTAGAAATTTATATATTGTTATAATTTTATGTTTAAAATATCTTTTTAAGGTTTTTTAAAGAAAATCTATATTGTTTAATTTATTTAAATTATACTTAAATTTTGTATTATTTAGTATTTTTGTAACAGATGTAATATGAATTTCATAAATATTTTCATAAGAGTCTATCTTAAATATTGATTCATCATAATCGGTCTCCACCACTACACCAGTAAAGTTTTTTTCTTTACCTAGAGGATCTAGATGTGAAAATTCCAATTCAGTACCAACATAAATATTTCTATTTGTTATCTCTTTAGAATTTGTATTCTTACCAATATGATCCTGTAATTCAATTATAATTAAATTTCTCCATTTGTTATCAAGTAATTTAAACATATTAAATAAATTATCGGAAAAATAGACAGATAACTCATTAAATAATTCAATATTTGTAAAGCCGTCATCTTCTAAATTAACTTTTAACAAATGGTAATAATGATTAAAATCAGACTTTGATGGTTTTCTACGATTATTTAAAAAATTTATACTTGTATGAGCTAACAACACATTATAAACTTTTTCTTTTACATTTTTTTGTCTGATATAAAACTCATTATCATATGACTCTACATAAAAAAATGAAGATTTATCAACTTCGAATTTTTCATTAAAATACATATTAGCTTGATCTCCAGCTTCCTCATCTAACTTTTCGTCTTTTTTTCCTTTAAAGATTGAGTCATATTTCAAAGAGTGTTTTCCTTGAACTTTATGTTTAGATAATATTACATCATCTTGTGCAGGTGGTTCTTCTTCTACTTCAGCATCATCTTCTGATATTTCAATAATTATATCAATATCATCTGTATCATCCGATATTAAAGACTCCCCTACATCATCACTTGATGAATCTGAATCTTCTTCTGGAACTTCTTCTTCAAAATTAGAATTATCTTCTAATTCGTCAAAATTTTCCAAATCCTCATCCTCATCATACTTTTTCTTTTTACCCATAAATATTTTATTTTTTTAAGAATCTAAAAACTGATCATTCTCTAATGTTAAATAAGTAGAGTTTAAAGTCAATTTTATCTGGCTCTTTAAAAAGTCACCGTCTCTTTGTTTTAAAAGTTTAAATCTATAAATATTTAAACGTTTCATTTCTTCGGTTCTTATTATAGCAAAAAAAGTGTCTGCTGTTTCAGCGATTGCCTTACTTTCTGGAACACTTTCTAATGTTATATCGGATGCATTCCAAGCATCCTTTGAAACCTGAACACCGGTAATGATTGGACATTTATATTTAGCACCTAAGGCTCTTAAACCTTCTGCTAAATTTTTACCTTTTGTATAAAGATTATCACCAGCATTTTTAGGCGGAGCAATTAATGTGATATAATCAACAATAATTAAATCAAATTTAATTCCTTTTTTCTGACCAATTTTTTGAATATAGTTATCAAAATCATTTACAGTAGCCGTTCCAGCTGCCCAAAATTTAGAGTAAATCTTACCAACTTTATTAGTAAATAAATCACCACCTTCTTTCATAGAACCAAGTGATTTTATTTTCTTACGAATTAGTTCTGTATCTTTACTAACAACATCATAGTCATTAATAGGTATCCTTAGACGCATTGATCCTAATCTCTTCAATACTTTACGCTCACTCATCTCAAGTGTTATGTATAAGACATTATAACCCATATCAGCAGATCTAACAGCAAAATTTTGCATCCAAAGTGATTTACCATTATTAGTCTCTGCCATTATACAATTAAAAGTACCAATATCCCATCCTCCGCCTAAAATATGATCAATTGTTTCAAACCCAGACTTAACTTTGAATCTTGAACTATCTTGAACGTGTAATTCTGCTTCATCAAAATCTGAACCCATGTCATCATCATCAACAAAGCTAGTAGAAGACATATCATCAACTATAGATCTTATTTTATTAGCAGCCTCTATAGCTGTATCAAAATCAGTTATATTATCAAAGTTTCTTGTCTCATCAATAATATCTACTGTTCCTGTTTTAATTCTATTTGTTAAAACCCAAGCATTAAACTTAGGTTCAACAAAATTCTTTTCATCGTAATCTTTTAAATTATCAGTAAGTAAAGATTTAAGAATCTCTTTTGTAATTATACCATTTTTATCTTCTAAAGATACCATTTCCAAAATTTGTCTTGGTGTAGGTATTTGAGCTTCTGAATTTTTAATAATATATTCTCTAATTATTCCAAATACAAATTGAACTTCAGAGTTTCTAAAAAAATAGGGCCGTACAATTTCAAAATATTTCTTATTCTTTAAAATGTAATTAAAAAAAACCTTTTCTAGTGACGAGGTCATAATGTTTATTATATTTTGATTTTATAGTCAAAATATATTTTATTGTTTGCAACTTTTTCCTTATTTTAATAAATCTAAAAAGTCATTATAAATCTCAATTGATTTTTTAGACTTATCTGATGATAAAGACATATTATTTTCTTTCAAAAATTCCGAAGTTGGAAATTTTGAAATTGAAGATCTAATTCCATGTAAATATTCAGAATACTCACCACCAACATCAGTATATCTACAAAACCATGTAAGAACTCTCAATAAATCAGGTGATATTTCAAAACCTTTTGTTGAAATATAATCCTCTGTCCTCATATAAGCAGCGTCATCATTACTCAAAACAATATACCAATAAGAAAAATATAATAAAATTTCTTTAAATTTTGTAAGTATATCTTTTAAATTATCTTTTAAATTAGTATCTTTAAAATCTATTGAATCAAGTCCATTATTGCTAATAACTATAACTTTTTGATTTTTAATATATGAAAAATATTCATTAATAGATTTATCACTTAAAAGAACACCAGTAAAATTAACTCCTTTATACAATTTTACCAAAGTGTTATTTAAATATTTTGTAAATGTTCCATACTTAATCATATTAGCATATGTATCATTTATACTTCGATAATTACCAATATCATTAGAATATAAATAACCATCTATAATTTTAAGTTTTTTTAATAAAGGATTGATATCACAACCGTCTATATTCTCAGATAATTTATTAAGTTCTATAATATTATATTTATAACACATTTTAGAAAAACCTTTAAAATAATCATTATTTTTCATATAAACTGCAGTTCTACCATCAGGTTTTAGATTTAAAAAATCTAACATTTCACCACTTGCAAAGAAATCTCTCTCTTTTTCATTATATGATGCACCATTCATATATAAATAATGAAATATAGGAAATTTATATAACTCACTATTCGATCCATATGATTGATAATAATTATTAAATTTATCTAATAAATTATCAAATAAATTATTATTAATATCACTATATTCCTCAAGACTAACACTATATAAACTCTGATATCTACCTTCTAAATCTGTTTTAACAAAATAATGATTCTCATAAGCATCATAATAACAAAAATCACTATTAACCCAATATGAATTCCATCTAATATCAACCTCTACATATTTTGATCCTTTTAATTTAGTATATAAAAATTTTCTCATATCACTTGGTCCTCCATCCACAATAGAGTCATAAACCTCCAATATATCATCAGAATCAACTAATCCAAATCCTTCTAATTCTTGAGAATTTTCTTTCTTAATATATGATTGATAATAATCTGAATAAATAGCATCTTCTTTATAAATCCAATCGCTTTTATAATCTTGAACACACTCAGTTTTTAAGAAGTAATCCTGACGTCCTGATATATATACCGATTCACTCAAAGGTATATACTTTTGATGAAAATTAGACCAATTATAATTAGGAACATAAGGTTCTCCACTAGTATTTTGAATATGTAATTGTAATCTCTTACTATCTTCTATTTGATATGTCGCTAAAATACCAGTCTCATAATCTATTATTGCTAATGTATCCATATATGGATAAAATTTAAATTTCCATTTTTTTAATTGAACTTTACAATTACTTGTCCTACCAATGTAATGTGCTTTAAAATCATCATCAGTTGCTTTTATAAAATCCTTATACCAATCAGCAAATTTCTCACCATCACTATCAAATCTTGTATAGATTCTATCTAGATAATATCCATATTTATTAATACCATCAACTAATTTCCAAAGCAATGCTCTTCCTAGTAATCTATTTCTATCATCAACTAAAATTACTAATTGACAAACTTCCGGATTTTCAGTATAGATGTTTAAAAAATCTTGAGTCTCATCATATCTCATACAAGAACTGTTTAATTGACCCCCGCCTGGAACATACTTGGAATGATGATACCAATTCCTAATATCTTCTCCAGAAACCAAATGGATACCTTCTCCAGTTTTTTTGAATGATTTGTCCCAAGAATTTTTATATAAATTAACAAACTTTTCGATTTGTTGATCGGTTACAGAAATACCATTTGTAGTTAAAATTTGTCTAACTGTTCTACCAACTTTAGCACTATTTGTAGCTCTATCAAATGGATCTTGACCAGCGTCTATAAATCTTTTCACTTGAGTATCATTTACAAATTTCATGTCATCATTTTTATCAGAAACTTTTAAATAATTGACATTAGTTTTTATATCTTTACTTATTAAATTATTTAACATACTACCAACAGCATCTCCTTTATCAGCAATTGATTTAATTAAGGATAAAAAATTAGGATCGACTTTTAAAATAGATTCCAAAAGTGTAAAGTATCTAAAATCAAAATATTTATACATCATTGTTCTTTTATTAATTTATTATTACCGAAAACTTCCTCGTCAGTGTCGGAATCAACTATATCATAAGTTCTAACAGCGGTTGGTAAATTTAATCCCTTTGTATTAAATCCAAATTTTTTAAATTTCTTAACAAGCCAGTCAAAACCATATTTTGATAAAAATGTTGAAATTCCTAATAAAATAGCTGAAGAATTTCCTATAAGAGTATCTATAGTTAAATCATATTTACCAACTATTGCACTTATACCATTCATAGCTGGTATAAGAATACTAGTATAAGCTAACATATCAATTAATCCATTGATAATATATGGGGTATTTTTAAATAAATCTTTTAAAATAGTTCCTAAAAACTTAAAACACACAACCATTTTCTTAATTATACCATTTCCAATTCCTCTGAGTTTAAGTTCCTCTAAAATTGTTCTAGCATCTTGTTTAGAAACAACACTTTTAATCATACCTGATCCTCCACATTTTTTACAATCCTTAGATTTACTTTTACAATCGCAAGGAATTTCTGAATCCCCTACTTTATTTTTTGATTCTTCTAAATATGTTATTGTGAGAGCAGCAATAGAAATAAGCACAATATTTTCCATAGTAGGTTCTATTTTTAGAACACCATTTGTAATTAATCCTTCGACAATTGGATACATAACTCGAACACCAACACCAAATGTAAATACCAATCCGTAATTAAATCTTAAATCCTGTGATAATTTTTTTAAAATACCATCAATTTCGGTATTTTTATTATCAGATTCATTAATAGGAGAATTTGCTATAAAATTTGATAAATCTTCAGCCATTTGATATTGTCTATAAGTTAAAACTTTCATTAATTATATATTAATTTTTAATTTTAATCCAACCATCTTTTTCATTAAAAATAAATCCATTTTTAGGATCTTTTAAGTAATCTAATGATAAAAAGTCCATAACCGAATCCACAAAAATTCCACTTTTTCTATATACCCATCCATTCTGTATATTAGACCAATCATAGTATTCCATTTGATCTGTATCAATTCTTTGACCATTAACATCATATTGCGGTATAACTTCTAATGGCTCACCATCTGTGTCTGTAAGAACATAGTACTTGTTATCCAAAGGTTCATAGTTAGATAACGTATTCTTTTGACCATATATGAAAGTATCCATATATGGAATATCTCTTACACTTCCAGTAAATTCCTCTTTACTATAATCTTCTATATTAAACTTCAAATTAATTTTCATTGGAAACCAAGAAACATTATTATCTTTTACATATTTAATTAAATTACCACTTTTATTCTCCTCTTTATAGATAATATTATTATTTTTAGCATACTCAATAAATTTATAATAATCTTGATCAAATGCTGAATAAATTCTATCCATAAAAAGACCCTTATCTGTTTTCCACAAAAGGGATCTTCCAAAAATGTGACCATCGTTATTCAGTAAAACTAGAAGTTTTACTGGAACATATTGGTAAAAATCAATTAGATGTAACTCATCATTCATACAGGAATTTAGAAGAGGATTAGAACTAGATCCATCATAAGTATAATTTTTAGATCGATATCCATCAATTATTTCTTGACCGTCCCAAATTTCAAAATTTAATATTTTATCATCCATACTAGATTTATATTGATTTACAAATTTTTCAATTTCCGAATCGCTAAATTTTGAACCAAATAGTTTTCTAACTAATCTACCAACTTTAATGTTAGTTCGATTTTTATGATATATTTCAGTATTTCTACTCAAAGGTTGAACCAATAAATTAAGTTGCCTCTGGTCTTCTGTATTAAAATGTTGTGATAACTTCTGAGATGTTGTATATGATACCATATCAGGTTCATCACCTATATTTAGGAGTGAAATATCAGATGGTTGGAGTCTCATTTTTCTAATTTCAGAAGAAATAGGAGATTCAATTTCTCTTAAAACATAATCAAATTCTTGACAAAATTGAAACGGAACTTCAATTTTTTTATAATTCTCTAAAATAAAATCAAAAAAGTTTAAAATTTTCATCTCAATATATATAAAAATCAATAAATCGATTTAAAGCTTTAATATATAATTAAAATAAAAACCTATTATATGAAACATTTAAAAAAATTCGAAAACTTTTATCTGTCACCAGATGTTGATTCTGATGAGCAAGAATTTTTAGATTACTCGAGAAACCTCAGAAATATGAAGCCTTCAGAAAATGAAGAAGAATTCTGTGAACCTTGTGAAGATGATGAAATAACTCAACCTGAACCAGGCGAAATAACACCAAATGGTGAAGATGATTTCTCAATGGATATGGATATGCACTCTTCAGATGAAGAAGAAGGTGATTTTTCAGACATGTATGATTCTTCAGAGGAAGAAGAAGGTGAATTTCCAGGAGGTCATATAATGAAATTTGACGAATCAAAAAAATCATATAAAAAAGGTAGCAAAAAATCTAAACCAGATTTTTTAGATATTGATAAAGACGGCGATAAAAAAGAAACTATGAAAAAAGCAGCTAAAGACGCTAAAGATAGTAAAGGTGATAAAGGATTAACATCAGCTCAGAAAAAATTACCAGAAGGTCTAAGAAAAGCAATAGAAGCTAGAAAGAAAAAATAATAAAAACCCACTCAAATTGAGTGGGTTTTTTAATATAAATGAGAAAGATGTTTACAAGCTTTTAAGCGTTAATTTTAACATTAACTTTCTTAATTGCCTCTTGAAACCAATTAGGGAAAAAATGACCAGAGTACTTTAATAAGTCTGAAAAAGACCCATCAATGATAATTGTATCAGCATAATCCTCATTTGATCTAACTGCTCTACCAGTCATTTGAATCAACCCAGAGACTGTTTTCCAAGTATACCAATCGGGATTCATTCTCTGTCTTAGTTTATTTTTCTGAGATGCTAGAGTTGGATACGGAATTTTAGCAATTACTTGAAATCTTGCCTTATCATCATCAAAACTAACACCAGTATCCATACTCGGAGAAACTATAACAGTTGGTTTATCAGTAGAATAATGTTCTTGTAGAACCAAATCCTTATTAGATGAGTCATGATAAACTAATCGTGGATTTCTAACATCCCGAGATATCCAACTTGCCAATTCAAAAGAGTTGGTATGTACTATTCCTTTCTTATCAGGATATTTATTCAATATTTTCTGAATAAATGGAACATAATTCTTAAAAGTATCTTCTTTTGATTTATAAGACATTTTACCAAGCGGCATGTAATATACTGGTCGGTTTTTAACTGGAAATGGCGATTCAATTGAATAATAAACAGCCTTCTCAACATCCAAACCATTAAGTTGACAAAATAAATTCTTATCAAGAATAGTTCCCGACATTAAAAATACCATATCATATTTTGAAAAGATATACTTATCGAGATAATCAAAAGCCCAAATAGGTTCTAATGATAATTCTTTTTGTTTTGTTTTCTCATTATAATTTGATTCCAATACCCAATTATCAGGATTAGCTTTATATTCATTTAAGAAAATTTCAATCTTAGATTGATATTGTTGCAAATCAGTTATTACTTGCATTAATTTAATATCAGAATTTTTACCACCCAATACTTTATTAACAGAGTTTTCTCTTTTAATTGATTTAATATTTCTCTTCTCAGCACTTAAAGATCTCTCAACATCTGCAATGGTAGTGGCAATCTCACCTTGTAATTCTTTTAGAAAATCAATATACCCACTAATATTAGTGATTTTTTTTAAATCTTTAAGAATCTTATCTTCATTTGAAAATTTCAATTTTTTAACAACAAACTCAGTTATTTTAATTGTTATAAAATCCGACATCACATCATCAAAATCATGTGCCTCGTCAACAATCAAAACATTACTACCTCTAGAATCCATCATCTTAGTCATATATAACTGAAATAGAATATAAAGATAAAAATTAGTTAGTGACATTCTACCTGAAACATATCCATCTCTCGCACCAGAATGTGGACAAAACTCACAACTCGTTTTATTCAATCTATTGAACTCATTACCTTGAGCACAAGAACAAGCATACTGAGCACACTCATAATTTTCCTTACCCTTTAAATCATTGATAGATTCATATGTTTCAACATACTGATCTTGTAAGATTTTACTATTTGTAATAACATCAAACTTAGCATTACCGTTGACGTTTTTCAAATACCAATCAGCAATCATCAAAGCTAAATGTGATTTTCCCGTCCCAACGGGTAAGTTTAAAAGAAAGAATTTATTTTCTTTATTATTTTTATATTGAGAATCGATAAAATCGATACATTCTTGTTGCTCTTTACGAGGGGTATATTTGAGTAAATCTTTTTTTAATGACATGATTGTTATAGGTTATTTTAATATATAAGATTATGAAAATTAAAAAATTTTACGAAAATTTAGAAAAATCAGATAACGAAATATATGAAGAAGTTAAATCATATTTTACAAATAGTAGTTTATCCGATATAGATAATATAGAAATAAAATTTGATAAATTTTACAATAGAAGAGATTCTGGTCAAGAATTATATAGTAAAGGAAATGGTAGTATAGAAATAGTTGTTGATTTTTTTATACCAGGCCATGTTTATCAAACTTTTAGAGATCCTGAACATTTCATAAAAACATCATCACATTTATCTAAAATAAAGGAATTTATTGATCAATTATATCCAATTGTTTTGGAATTAATAAATGATACTGGATATACATTTGAATTAAGAGAATTACAAACTTTGGTTAATTATCATTTAATTATCAAAATCTCATAAATTTTATAATTCAGATTCTAATTGTTTAATCTCATCCATGACCGCTTTATATTCTTCTTTCTTCTGCATCATAATTTTTTTATTCTTCTTTCTATCCGCATAAACATCATCCAACATCTTCAAAGTTGGTGAATATCTTTTCTCAAAAACAACACCATTGACACACACAACATGTTTATCAAGATCAATTTTAATTCTCTGATTACCATTGAAACAATATTCATTCTCTTCTTCTGTTTTAACACCCACAAATGTTTCAGGTGCTATAAAAAACTGCAACTGAGTAGTTGGATAAAGTGATGCAAAGTCATAGATTACGCACCACTTATTCATACCAACAACAGGATCTTTAACCCATCCACCTGCAATTCCAGATTCACCTCCACGAACAGCATTTTCATCTTTAAATAAGATTATATTTTCCATTTCACGGAACCTATTTCTTAAAACACCCTCAGTAATAGCTAAAGAACCAAGAGCATTATTCATTTGAGAAACGATATCAACTACTTTAATTTTAGCAAGAGAAGAAATAGCAAAAATAATGGAAATATAATTTCTGGCTTCATGAATTTTCTGCACCAAAACGGAGTCAACCGCGTTATAATACATAAAAGTTTCAAAATCATCTTCATAAAGTTTTTGGAGTGAACCGGTATATTTAATCTTATCCACACCAACTAATTTATTAGAAACAAAATCCAATGAAGAACTTTCTTTAACTTTTATTGAGGTATCACATATTTCATATAATTGCATATAATCAAATATCATTCTATGAGCGGGAACTTCATATTCGGTAGACCAGACTTTATTCAATCTTTTAGTAAATGATGAAACAGATGGATCAATTTTAATTTGCTTACCATTAACCCATTTACTTAATTTTCTAGATCGATTTACCAAATATAACCAGTCATAGTTTAAGAAATTCCAACCAGTAATAAGTGGCATTTTTGGAACCATTTTATAAAAGAAATTATATAACATATCAAATTCATCATCATATTTAATGTATTTGAATTTATATTCAACTTTTGATTTTTCAAAATATTTATTCGTATTAGTTAATATACGATCCTGCATATCTTGAGGCATATCTTTCAATCCTAAAAGGATTATTTTATCATCATAAACAACAGATATAGATAGTACTTGGGTAGATGCTCCTTCTTTTTTAACCGAACCATCAGCATTTAATATATCAGCAGCTTCCGGAAATCCATCCACAATTTCTGTTTCAATATCTATAAAAAATATTTTAGGTAAATTAAATTCAAAAATCTCATCTCTTTCTTTTTCAGGAAGAGCATCTAAAAATTCATAAACCGCATATCTATCCGGATGATTTACTTCAATTTGTTTAACATGTTTATTATCCCAAGACTTATAATCTGGATGCCTTTGAGGGTCAGTATCCTCACAAGTCACATACTTTAAAGGATTTTGCCAATCATAGTATTTTAATTTAATATCACCTGTTTTATCAACATAACTAACAACTAATTTCTTCGTATTTATCAAATATTGTGTATCAATCAGCACTATTTTTTACTTATTTTTTTTATATACTATTTTTATATATATGTCATGTATATTATTTCAAAATTTGAAAGTTTTTCTAATCAACCAGATATAGAAGAAATAAAAGATATTTTTCAAGAATTGGTTGATAAATGGGACATGGTATTCGAAGGTGATTCTAATTGCAGAGGAGGATATAACTTCTTTATAGAAGAAGAAGATATATCCTCATATCATAGATTAATATCAATTGGAAAAGAAATTAAAAATATAAATGAGGTTTATTTAATAATACACATGGATTTATTTAAGGTTTTCTATAAAGATCTATATGAATTTAATAATGATTGTGAAGACTTATTAAAAAGATTTCAATCTGAATTTAATTGTGAATTACTAACAGCATATGAAAACCAGTATTTAAAATCTAAAAGGATCCCCCAATCGAGATTTTTATTTATATTTAGAAATTAAAAATCACAATCAATATATTCAACCGATTCACCAGTCCTAACATTTGTAAATGTTAAATCTTCTCTTTTATAAACCTGGTATTCAAAATGCTTTGAAACTCTAAATAAACTTCTAATAAATGGTATAGCATCTGATGTCTGTATCTCTTGCTCATCAACCATTAAACACAAACATTTAGTATCATCTTCAGATGTAATTTGAATTTGATCATAATCATCAGAATCTTTAAATGAATTCTTTTTACCAAAACAAATAAACTTAGTAATTAACTCCTCACCAGAATCAAGATATTTGATTTTAAAGTCATCACCTTCTTTAAGTCCAGACATTTCCTCTTTTATATACAAACGAATCCATATATAAACTTTTTGTTTTTCAACTTCTGAACTCAATGGTCCTTGATCAACATCATCTGAAAGATCATCTCTATCAATTTGTTTGATTTGCTGAACTATACTATCATAAATTGGATCGTATTCTATTTCTTTACTCATATTATTAAATTATTTTTTAATTACTCAAAGGAGCTTTAATTGTTGGGTGGGATTGATAGTTTTCAATTACAAAATCTCCAGATCGCCAATACCTTATCTTTTCAATTATTGATGGTCCGTTTTCCGCTATCTTTAATATTGGTAATGGATATGGTTCTCTTGTTCTGATTGGGATATTGATTCTATCCCAATGTTCTATAGTCATAGGTGATATGAACTCACCATAATGAATATCGTTTTGTTTTAAATTAGCTATCTCCCTTCTCTCATCTAAGCTTAATTCTCTACCAATTTGTTCTTTGGCTTGTTCAATGTGATTTGAATATAAATGAACATCACCTAAATTTCCAATTAATTCATCAGGTACCATGTTTACTTCTTTGGCAATGATTTCAAGCAATAAACCATAAGAAGCTATGTTGAATGGTAATCCTAAGAATGTATCTACACTTCGTTGATTCCACATTAGAGAGACTGCTCTGGTTGGAACATTTTTTTCAAAAAGCCATTCATTCCAAAATTTATTATCTTCTTTAGTAACATTAATTCTATTAGGATATTCATATCCATTATTTTTACCGGCGATATCTAATCTCTCATTAAAACTCAACTCTCTTGTGTAAACTTGAAATCCGTAATGACAAGGTGGTAAAACCATCTCATCAATTTCCCCTACATTCCAAGCATTAACCATTAATCGTCTTGAGTCTGGGTTTGTTTTAAGGTCGTTAATTAGGTTTGCGATTTGGTCTATTTTTTCTTTTCCTTTCCACATTCCAATAAAATCATCACCATTCTCATCCTCACCATACTCGTGTTCAAATGATTTCCAACTTCTCCACTGTCTACCATACACTGGACCGAGTTCTCCCCAAGTCTTAGCAAACTCATTATCGGTTTTTATTTTGTTAATGAATTCTTCTTTTGAAAAATGAGAAGAAATTTGTTTCATTGATTTTTCAGAATAATCTTTTCCTCCCTTAGAAATATAGTTTTTATAAGCATCACCATCCCAAATATGACAATCATTATCAACAAGATATTGGATGTTGGTATCACCTCTTAAAAACCATAATAATTCGGTCACAATTCCCTTCATATACATTTTCTTAGTAGTAAGTAAAGGAAATCCTTCTGACATTTTATGTCTAATTTGGCGACCAAATACTGATATTGTTCCAGTACCAGTTCTATCTTTCTTTTCAACTCCATTGTCAAGTATGTCTTGAAGTAGTGCTGTATATTTTTTATCTAGATTGTTCATTAAATTTATTAATTTTTTCTATAATTCTATTAATCTTTTCTTGCTTTTCATTATTGAATAGATTTTTAATAATTTCAGCATCAATTGATTTAGCTAATTCATCCGATAAAATAGAAGTCATTTCGTCAATAATATCTACTCCATAATATTCTCCGATATTCTCAAGATCTCTTTTATTAAGTTGTCCTTTCATTTAGATACTTTTTTTTCTTCATTTGAAAGTAAACCTTTTCCAAACTGTTTGACTCTTTCAGAATATCTCAGTTTGACTCTTTCAGAAATAGGAATAGCATTTCCTTCATCATCTATACGAACAAATTTGATATTAGTGTGTGTAACAACATCCTGGTCACCAGTATAAACATTATGTCTTCTTACCTCTAAGTACAAAGTCACGGAGCTGTTTCCGAACTCACGAACTTCACCATAAACCTTTATTAGATTTCCAACTTTTATAGGCTTTTTAAAAATAAATTCATCAATCTTAATTGTAACCATTCGTGGCGTATCACAAATTTGTGAAGCATAAGAAGCACCCGCATCATCAATTATTGATACTAAAGTACCACCAAACATATTTCCATGTACTCCCAGATCTGATGTTTTACAAATATATGTGGTTATTAACTCCATACTAATTGTTTAATTTTATATGGACATTCACTCGCCCATTTTTCAGAAAACCAGAATGTTCTTCCAGTTTTATCCTCACAAGAAATTCCTTTTTGATAAAAAACCCATTTAAGAAATTCTTCCGAACTTAAATTCGGATTAGGATTTTGCCAATCTCTTAATTGACCTCCATTTAAAATATATGATTTTTCAATAACTTCTCTACACATATCAAAAATATTCGGATTATTTTTGATAACTTCTCGTGCCGATTTAAATGGATTAACATCTAAATAGTAAAGTATTGTGCTTCTAATATAATTACCAACTCCATCAAAATATTTCTGATCTAAAAGAACTTCACAAATAGGCTTATCAAATACTTTAGAACTTAAATTTAAAATGACATTATTTTTAAACTTATCAAAGTCTTTGATAATATCAAATCCTCTTTTTGTATTAAAGCCACCTATTTTATACTTTGGCCCCATATAACCGCCATATAAAAGAAGACTCATTCCATCATCTCGATCTAATCGCATACGAGTAAATTTAGTATCCGACCAAGATTCAGTCGGAACTAATTTCCAATTACCACTCATACCCATAAATACTGAAATATCCATGGATTGATTTAATCTATTAAAAAACTTTAATTGAAGTTGTTTTCCATAGAAATCGGCGGAAACAACATATTCATTATAGTTAGAATCTACGGCATTATTACCCTTTTCAACATGAAAAAGTTTTTTAAATTTGTTACTCTTTGAGTTCTGATTTATAAAATCAGACATAATACGAATTTCTGGAGCTTCTGGCATAATTAAAAATTATACAAAAATGTATGCCAATTGTTTAATATATATCTAATGAAATATTTGAAAAAAATAAATTTAAATGAATCGAAATCTAATGATATTTTAGATGTTTTAGCTTTACTTACAGATTTAAAAGATGATGATATAATTAACCATGTATAGGACAATTTGGATTATAATATCTATGACCTGTGCCATATTTTTCTCGATTATCCAATATAGAACACTGACATTTTGGAAGCTCCCAAAATCGGTGATAGTTAGAATCAACTTTAAATTTCCACAATTTTTGTAATTGGAAATCTATTTGAGTAATAAATAAACTCAATCTTTTTAACTCAACAGAATCATCGGTATTCTCCATCAAGGTGAGATAACAATTTCTCACCATGTGAAGCTTTTCAATTTTTATAAGATCTTCCAATTCGAGATTTTGATTAGCAACCAATCTCGAATTTATTATTACTAACTTATCTGCAAATATATTAGACATTGAACTCCTTGATATCATGTTCATTAAATGGTTTTCTTGGTTCATTTGAAATTAATTCAAACATCTTACATTGTCTAAGAATGTATTCAGAGTGAAGAATATTTTTCTCATTAGCATGACCAATAGTTAAGTGAAGACCAAAATATGGATCTCTTGTTAAACCTAGAGCCTCTCTAATACTTTCAGCATCAGGACAATAAACTCTTAACCACCAGTGTTTACCATCACTTCTTGGTTCAGTTTCAATATAAAAATAAATTTCCTTACCATTAAATATATTAGAAGCCTCATCAAAAACAGATTTTTCCATTTTATCAGAAATAAAAGTAACGTGAGAACCTCTTAAATTTTGATTTAATTCAATGTTAAATCTTTTCTTTAAAAACCAAGCATAGTATCGATCCATATCACAATCTGTACGGATCATTGCGACACGCTTCCAAGAAGATTGGTTTTTATGTTTTCTAGTCACATCTTCTGGGCTAAAATCTAATATACCTTTTACCTTGATTAACATAATACAAAGATACAAATTTTTATATATATAAACAAAAATTCATCAAAATGATTGAAAATAACTTAAAAAAGAATGTTCTTACTGATGAAGAGCAACTTTTACTTAGAGAAAAATTTGTAAACGAGTATTCTAAAAAGAAAGGTTGGAACGCTAAAGAACTAACATCAACTCAAATGTTAGAAATAGCAACTCAAAAAGAATACAAAAATCCTGGACTTATACTCGGATAATAAAAAAACTCTCATTTGAGAGTTTTTTTATTTTATTCTTTTAAGTATGATCATATCATTAAGAGGTATATAATTAATCGATTCTATGACTTGAATAATATCTTCGCGGTCACCAATATATTCATTATATTCATCATACTGAACATAACAAGACTTACCATTCCAGCTTATACCTAAAAGACCGGCATATGATCCTGTTTTAGAAACCCAGTCATATATTAACTTATTTTCATCAATAATTCTATACGAAGTCAATTTAACAAGATATAGAT